GTGGCGGTGTAGCTGGTGATGGCCGCCCCGCCGTTGGACGCGGGCGGGATGAAGTCCACCGCCGCGAAGGCATCGCCGGGGGTGGCCACCCCGACCGTCGGCGCCCCCGGTGCGTTCGGACCCGACCAGGGCACTCCGACGTCGATGCCGTACCGGGTGCTCTGGAAGCTGTTCGCCGGGTACGCCATGGCACCCGAGGCGTTGAACGTGTTCTGCCCACCGTTACCGGTCGGCGGGATAGCGAGGATCCCGTTCGTGAAGGTCGTCGATCCCGCCCCGGACGAGTAGTAGTCCGCGGTCGCGGTGTAGCGACCGGCCGGGAAGAGCACGACCGCCTTGTAGCGCACGTTCGCGGACAACGCGACGGGCGTGGACAAGGTGAGGGTGTTCCACCCCGACGTGGTCGCCGGGAAGGTCTGCGTGCCTGACAGGTTGGTGGTGTCCGACACCCGCCAGAGCGCCCCCTGCCGAGTCGCCGTCGACGGGGAGTTACCCGACGGTTGCCAGAACCGGATCTCGGCGAGTGAGGCGTCCGCCGTGACGTAGAACTCCAGGCCCATGGAGTAGGCGGTGTCATCTGTGGCTGCGTTGGTCGGCATGGTGTCCGCGCTGTACGCACGGAGCATGACCAACGCTCCGCCGCCGACCGTGACCGTGGCCGACGCCGAGACGCTACCCCCCGTCGCCTGCACGGTCGGCGTTCCCGCCGCCGCCGCGGCGGTGACCGTGAGTGCTCCGCCACGGAGAAACACCCCCTGAGAACCAGCCGCTACCGCCGCCGCTGCTGCTGCGGCGGCGGAGCCGCTGACGGTCACCGGCCCCGTCACGGGCAGGACCGCGCCGACGGTGATCCCGGCGGTACGCATCGACGCCCGCGCCGCCGCGACCGTCACTGACGCCGTCGCCGAATACGTGATCGACGCCTGCCCGGTGACCGGGTCGTTGTAGCGGGACGGGACCGGGATCTCCCGGAACTCACCTGCGGCTACCGGGATATCCCGGTCGGCGACCGGCAGCGACCCTTCCCGCACCTCCGGTGTCACCAGGGTGACAGTGATCGGCGAACCGCCCCCGTTCAGCACGAACAGGTGAACACCGGCACCGCCGATGAGCGTGTCCCCGCCCGCGGACGCTGGCCCGAACACCACCTGAGCGCCGTCCATGCCCGACGCATCGGTGATGGTCAGAAGCGCCACCGATCAGACGTCCACGGACGCGAGGGCTAGATCTCGGATGCCGCCACGTTGTGCGACCCACAGTCGAGACATACGAACTTCGCCCCCTTGCCATGATTGCCATTGCGGAGCTGAAGGTTCTCTGGTCGGTTGTCGAGGGTGTCGCCGTTGATGTGGTGCACCGTCTCTTTGCTGGTTAACGGCCTGCCGAGCTGGCGCGCCATAACCAGCCTATGTTCTAGTACGTAGCCCGTCGAACGGGCCATTGAGATTAGTGGGTCATTCTTAGCTATGTAGACCCCTACATATTTCCCGCCGTACTCGCGAACTCGACCGCCCTGCCATGCGTTATCGCGAAACTTGACGCCGTGCGCCCGCAGCACCTTCCAGACACCGTTTGGTGACCCGCCAAACCTACGCGCCACCGCATAAATGCTGGAGCCCTCGTTGTATTCGCGGACCATATCTCGGACCTGCTGCTTGTTGTATCGAGTGCCAACCCGTAGCCGGTTCGACTCAAAGGCTCCACGTTCTTTGAGGATCCTGTTGATGGGCTGGTAGCTGCACCCGTACTCGCGAGCAAGGACTCCCGCGCGGACACCTTCGCCGTAGCGGCGAACGATATCGTCCTCCTCCTGCCTAGTGAAGCCACCCCGATGCTTGTGGCCACGGAAGACGCCCTGCTCACGGACGATGTTCGCGATAGCCGTCCAACTGCAACCGTAATCCTGGGCGAGGCTGTTGACCGACGCCCCGGCGGTGTACCGGGCGACGATCCGGGATCGTTCGGGCAGGGAGATGGGACTGGGACGGGGCACCCGCCTATCGTAGCATAAATCACGCAGCGAGCGGCGTCAGGCTGAACGACAGGGAGCTGAGCGTGAACGTGTCCCCGGTCGTGACCGTCTTGGAAGTTGTGAGCGCGGCCGAGAACAGGAAGTTCCCGGCAGTCGTTGAGTCCCACACGCTGATGTGCGTCAGTGTCTCCGGCGAGGTGCCCGCCCACGACGCCCACGACGGGGTGCTCGAAATCGCCTTCGACCCGCCGGATGCAGCCGCCCACGTCAGGGCAGGCCGCGTGGTGACCGACGATGCCGCGGTAGTCGCCGCCGCGCCCGGGTCGGCGGTGTGCAGCTTGACCGCCGTCGTGGCGGGCGCCGTGAACGCCGTACCACCGAGCATGTCCAGCCACTTGTTCGCCAGGTTGGTGCTGTTCATCCCGACTGCCACGGCTCAGCCCTCCACATCCAGGAGCCGGCGGCCCCGCTCGCCCAACGCGTCGCGCAACTCGTAGCCGCGCAGCTCGCCTACCTCGTCGAGCTCGGCGGTGCAGTCGCCTGTCGGGCAGCCCGCGTCCCGGCAGCAGTCCTTGTGCAGGTCCACCGTGCTCGTGTCGAACAGGGCGCTCAGAAGCTCATGGCGAGCATCGTCGGGGGCGTTGTCGAGCACCCTGTCGACGATCTCCTTCGGCGGGGACCGGAACATGTTCGTCTGGGGCCCGCCGAAAGAATGGCGGGGATGGTCGTCGACACCGCCGCACAGGTCGCAGACCCGCAGCGGGCGACCGCCCTCGGGATTGGTCATTACAGGTTTACTCCCTAAGCCAGGGTCATATGAAGCGTCAGAAGGTCGTCGATCGACCTGATCCCACGGCTCGACAAATCGATGTCTGGGATGCGCGCGGTGCCCGCAGGCGCAGCCCACGAGCGGGTGACAGCCGTCCGGGTACCATCGGCCTCGACACCCGTCACGACTTGCGCGTAATCGCAGCCCGCATCGCGGTGCACCACCACGTCATGAATCGCGCGGGTCGCATTGTCAAAATCGACGCGGACGGACATCGCCCGCCCGGACTCGTCGAATCGGTGAAGGATCAGCGGGCTGGTTACCATCACGTCCTCCGTCGAGCCGTCGCGACCGTCCCCGCCCGACCAGCCCTGGCACGGTCCGCGGCGGCGAGCGACGTCGTCTCGACCGCGCCCCCCGCCGCGTCCGTCGTCTCCACGACCTGCGTGCGGCTCACCACCACCGGAACCGCGTCCGTCGTCTCCGGTGGATCGACCCATTCGCAGAACCCGGCGTCGACGTACGCCTGCGCGCCCTCGAACTCCCGCACGATCTCACCTGGCCTGCCGAGGTGCGGATGCCCAGACAGGACGCGCAGGCGCGACATCAACGGCCTGCGGGCTTCTGCCCGAGCGCGGCCTTCGGGTCCGCCTTCGGGTCGCCCTGGAGCTTCTGCGCCTGCTCCGGGTCCCCCGTAGTCGCGGCACCCGCGGCGAGTGCCTTGTCCGCCGCGAGTTCAGACGGCTTGGTCACCGGGCCGGACCGGGCGCCGAGGCCACCCAGTTCTGCCTGGGACCGCACGTCGTCCCCCGCCTCGCCGTCGGCGAGATCCCTGATGGCCTGCACCCGGCGCGCGGCGAGCCGCTCACCGAGCCCGTCGTCGCTGTGCGCGTCGACGTAGCCCTGCTCCCGGGCCGCCTGTCGACGCCCGCCGGTAGTCGGCTCTGCGGGCGGGAACACCTCGATACCGCCGAGCGGGGTCTGCTCCCGCTCGGCGTCGTGGTCGAGACGCCGACCGGCCTCCGGGGAGTGCACCGGGGCGACGACCCACTCGGCGAGGCCAGCCTCGACCAGCGCTTCGTCGCCCTGCTCGTACTCGCGCTCCTCGCCGGGGGTCCCGGCGGCGGACGCGAGGACGCGAGTGACGCCGACGGAGACCCGATCGGTGTCACGAAGAACGCTGGACGCGCGGACGCGCGTCAGTTCCACATCGGGCATGATCGTTTCCTATCTAGTCCTCAGCGATGATGTTCGCCGCGCGGAGCGCCGCCAGGATTGCATTGATCTTCGTCTGGCAATCGCGGAAGTTGTCGTTGATCGCCCCCTGCGTGGGCGTCGCAGTGACGTCCACGAGGGTGCCGTCCGCCGTGCCGACCGACCCGGCCAAGTCTGCGACCGCAGCAGCAGGCGTGAAGATCTGGTCGTCTTCATCGAAGGTCTGAGGCATCTCAGTCCTCCGCGATGATGTTGGCCGCGCGGAGCGCCGCGAGTGCCGCGTTGATCGCGGTCACCGCGTTGTTGAGAATGCCCTGCTCCGTCGCCGTGTACGTGGCGCCCGCCGAGCCGGTGACGTTCGCAATAGCGGCGGCGGGCGTAAAGATCTGGTCGTCTTCGTCGAAAGTCTGAGGCATCTCGCCCCTCCTTTACTCGGACTTTAGGTCAGGTCGCCGAGTTGACATACAACTTGGCCGCCCGCGCGTCATCCACAGTTCCATCGAACCGCGCGAACGACAGGAAGCCGACCTGGAGGGCGTCCGCGAAGCGCTCGTCGAAACGCTTCACCTGCACGCCAGTGACCTGGCGGACCACATACGCAGCATTGAAGTCGCCGAACGCAATCGACTTAGCGTTCGCGGCCATCACCGGCATGTCCTGGTTGATCACAACCGGGTACCCGAGGATTGTGTCAGGGGTGTCCTGCGACAGACCGGGCTGCCAGAGGTACTGGCCAGTGGTGTCCTTCAGCTTGCGGACCACCTTGACCGACGAGTCATTCATCATGAACCGGCCGTTGCCGTTGCGGTACGCCGGGTCGATCGAGTGGATCAGGTCGATCAGGTCGTCACCGGTGACCGTGAGGGTCTGGCCGGTCGCACCCACCTTGCCGTTGGACAGTCCCGGGACCAGGCCCGAGGGCTGCGTGCCGCCGCCGGTGCCCGTGGTGAAGTGCGCGTTGATCGCACGGCCGATACGTGCGGCGAACTTCTCCGGAAGCCATGCATTCAGGTCGAACGCAGAGTCCGTGAGGAGCTGGTAAGACACCTTGACGATGCCCGACGTGTACATGAACGCCGACAGCGTCTTCTGTCCGAACGTGACGTCCAGCGTCGACGCTGCGTTGTTCTCCGCCAGGATTGACCCGACGTTGCCCGTGTCATCCGCCGTCGGCCACACCAGCGGCTGACCCGAGTCGGTGTTGATGACGTTCGCGACATTCAGCATTCCGCCGTACGCCTTCATGGCGTCGGTGATGCGCTGGAGGAAGCCGGGAGGCACGGTGTAGCCACCGGCGGTGTTCGTGCCGATGGAAAGGTCACGAGCCTCGTAGCGCTCCAGAATGCCGCGCTGCTCCTGGTTGAGCTGCGACATGCCGCGCCGCATGTAGGCGTCGAACGCCCGCTCGAACTCGTGTAGGTGTGCGAACTGCTCGCCGCCCCGCGCGCCCTTCGCCGCGAGCACCGCGTTGCGGGTCGCCTGGGTGCCGGCGCGCCCACCCGGGGTGAGCGGGTGGGTCTCGTCCTTGTGGTCGGCCGCGCGGGTGTCGAGCGGGCTGTCGGTGACCGGGGCGTCGTAGCGCCCGCGCTTCTCCGCGCCCTTCTCCTGCGCGCGGATCGCGTAGTCCAGCTCCTCGAGCTCGACGTCCATCCGCTCCAGAGCCTGCTTCTCCTCGCCCGACAGGGTCCGGTCCGCGGCGGCATCGAGCAGCGCCTTCTGGGCGTCCCAC